GACATGTTTCAGGTTCCAGAGGCAAAGAGGTCGCTTCTGACAGTCTACGCTCCTCCGAAGGATGCAGTTCTCTCTGATCCTCTTTCTTTCGATCCTAAGTCTATTGCCAACATGCTGGCTCTAGGTTTGCAGGTGGGACGCAATGGCTAAGTTCAAACCAGGACAAACGATTCGATTCACCTACAACCAAGATCCAAATAAGATGGATGAGGCTACAGGTGATCGTTTCAAAGAAGTGTTTGTCCTGAATCCGAACTGGCAAGGCAAGACCCACGGTATCGACATGAAGCGCCTGACAGCTGCAGAACGAGAGGTCATTCAGGCGATCTTTGATCCAAGGACGAAGAAGGGAATGCATAGGATTCCACTTGTGAACGACGTACTACGTCGTCTGAATCCTCTTCAGGAAGTAAAGAACCCCATGAGCTTCTATCAGAAGTTCGTCAAGGTCTTCCTGAGAAACAAAGATGCATATCGGGTATACGACTCAACGCGAATGTTGACCGTGACAATTGTCAAAGAGTCCAACGTCATCGGTGGAGTACAGAATCCGAAACCACTCTTCCACAAGGTAGAATCAAGAGTACCAGACAAAGCAAGATTGGAACTCATCAGAAAAGTTGCCGCTGAAAAGGGTGTCGGTGTTTCTCCGAAGGTCGGTGGACCCGGCGGCGGCGTCTTCAAAAAGGTGTAAACCATGAATGTGCTGATCGTTGACGGGATGAATTTATTCATCCGGTGTTTCGTCGTAGTACCTACAATGGACTCTGACGGAAATTCGATAGGCGGTCTCACTGGCTTCCTAAAGAGTCTCAAGAACATGGTGAACGATTCTAAACCCGACAAGGTGATTGTCGCATGGGACGGCGAGGGTGGATCACGCCGACGACGTGGTATCTTTGCAGAATACAAAGAAGGTCGGAAGGTAAGATTGAATCGTCAGGATGACATGGAGAATCAGAACGAGTCATTCAAGAACATGGGAAGTCAGATGATGAAACTAAAGACGCTCCTGGGATTGCTGGGAGTAGTCCAGGTTGAAGCTCCAGAATGTGAAGCAGACGATGTCATTGCGCTCATCTGCAAGTTCATCTTCCCAGACGAGCAGAAGGTTGTACTTACGTCTGATAGAGATATGTTACAACTTGTAGATGACAAGACGATAGTCTACTCCCCGACAAAGAAAATCTACTGGTCAAGAAATGAAGTGATGGAAAAAATTGGTGTCATGGCAGAGAATTATATCTTCGTCAAAGCATTGATGGGAGATGGAAGCGACAACATCAAGGGGTTAGGCGGGATAGGTGAGAAGACGGCAGTCAAACTGTTTCCATTCCTTGCAGAGCGTCCCGCTACCGTTGAAGAAATTCGCCAGCATTGTGAGGCAAACAAGGAGGCTGGCTCTAAGTATAGGAGCGTCCTCGAGCAGTGGGAACGCTTCCTGGAGAACATGAAGCTGATGCAACTCTCGAGTCCGATAATTAGTGCGCAGGCGGCACGAACGATACGGATCTCGACAACGGAACAGAAGCCGAGGTTTGTCTTTACGGAATTCAAGCTTCAACTCATCCGTGATGGCATCCAGGTGATCGATCAAGATCTGATCGGTGTATTTCAAGGATACAAATTCAGGGCTGAGGCATTAACGTGAGCATATTGTTTACGTGATGGCAGCCCGTGCGGGTGGAGGACCACCTATTAGGTTGGCGATTGTGGGAACACACAAGGTACGTTTTGACAGGAGCGAAAAGAATGTCTGATGAAACTTCGGTTGAGCAGGGAGAAACATTTTCCAAGATGGGGAAGACCTATCAGGAAAAGGTGGTGCAGGCGCTCCTGCAGGATTACATGTTTGCTGAGCAGATGGCTGATGTGATCCATCCGAAGTATTTTGATGTCAAGTATCTGCAGGACTGTGTGAGAGGATTTTACGATCACAAAGCGAAGTACAAGACGTATCCATCACACGATGTACTCGAGGTTCTCCTCACTCGCAATGAGGATGCCGATCCGCTTGTGTCCACTCAGGTACGCGAATATCTGACGAAGTTGAAGGATATTTCCCTCAATGGTGACAAGGCATTCATCGAGGAGAGCTCACTGGAATTCTGCAGGAAGCAGAGCTTGAAGGAAGGTCTGATCCAGGCCATCGATATGATGGAGAGCGGTAACTTCGACTCCATTCAGAACGTCATCAAGGAAGCTCTCAATCGTGGTGGCACTCGTGACATGGGACATGACTACAAGGAAGGGTTCGCTCAGCGTGGTAAGAAGTCAGTGAGGAAGCCTCTCTCGACAGGTTGGCCGGTACTCGACAAGGCATTCAATGGTGGTTGGGAGAGGGCGACGTTATCTACATTCATCGCCCCCACAGGTGCAGGTAAGTCCATGTTCCTTGTGAACTGCGGAGCTGCCGCTCTTGAACAGGGATTGAATGTTGCATACATCTCTCTTGAAATGGCCGACTGGAAGATCGGATTACGTTTCGATTCATACTACTCTGGTGTCGACATCAACAGCGTATCTGACAACCAGGATCAGGTTAAGGTCGAAGTGAACAACCGTGTCAAGGGACAGCTCTTCATCAAGGAGTGGGGTACCAAGACGGCCAGCGTTCAAACGATCAGGGCATACCTCCAGCGACTTGCTGCCACAAAGAATTTCACTCCCGACATGATCCTTGTCGACTACGCAGATCTTCTGCGAAGCAGCTCAGCGCACAAGGACAAGCGGTTCGAACTTGAGGGTATCTACGAAGAGCTCCGTGCTCTGGCTCAGGAGTTCAACATCGTCGTCATCACCGCTGACCAGACAAACCGGTCGGGACTCGACATGGAGATCGTGACCATCGGTCAGATCGGCGAGTCTTACGCCAAGGCAACGGTATGTGACGTCATCATGACCATCAGTCGCAGGATGGAAGACAAGCAGTTCGATACAGGTCGACTCTTCCTTGCCAAGTCACGGCTCGGTCAAGATGGTATGGTCTATCCGTTCCAGCTTAAGACCGCGACTGTCAGGGCCACGTTGCTCGAGCAGGGTTCGGATCCGATCGCGATGTTCATGCAGAACAACCAGAATAGAAACGAGCGAATGGCTGATAGGTACGCTCAGCTGGTGGGTACCAGTCGCAAGACCGACGCTGCAGAATGATCCGGAGATTCAACAATGCCAAACGAGTTCTACGAGCCGGCAGGCTTTGCGCTAGAGATCTTCAAAAAGAGATATGCCAGACACGAGGGTGAGTCATGGCAAGAGGCATGTGATAGGGTAGCCACTCACGTCGCAGCCGCTGAGACGAACGGTCACATCGCCCAGTGCCAGAAGGAGTTCGGAGACATCCTGAAGAAGAACCTCTTCTTCCCTGGTGGGAGGATCTGGTATGGTTCGGGACGTCCTAAGGGACAACTCCTCAACTGCTTCGTCATCCCAACCAAAGACAGTCGTGAGGGGTGGGGACGAACTGCCTCTGACACGATCGTCATCTCAGGAACTGGTGGTGGTGTAGGAACGAACTACAGCTGCATCAGGCCAAAGAAGTCTAGCATTGCCGGTGTCGAAGGTGCAGCTTCTGGTGCCGTGTCTCTCATGCGCGGCATCAATGCATTCGGCGAAGAGATGAAAGGCGGAGGAGGTAGACGCGTCGCCTTGATGATGGCTCTCAACATCAACCATGGCGACATCATCGAGTTTCTGGATGCTAAGCTTGACCTGAAGAAGCTCAACAACGCAAACGTCAGCACCATCTTCGAAGATGATCCAGAAGACTTCTTTGCGCTGGTCAAGGCGAACGCCGACCTAGAACTCAAGCACATGGGCAAGGTCGTAGGTAAAGTTCCTGCCGCAGAATTGTGGAAGAGGATCGTCTCAAACGCCCTCAAGTCTGGTGAGCCAGGACTTCTGAACGGTTACTTCGCCAACAGGATGAGCAACATCTGGTACTTCAGACCAGTCATCTGCACCAATCCATGCGGAGAGATCTGGCTTGTTGAATATGACTGTTGCGATCTTGGAGCACTCGTTCTTCCACGTTTCGTTCAGATTCTGGCGAACGGCGAGCGGACTTTCGATCGTGCCCTTCTGAAGTATGCGATCAGGGTGGCAGTCAGATTCCTTGACGACGTGCTCACCGTCAACAACTATCCTCTAGAAGAGATCAAGGACACATGCAGTTTGATCAGGCGTATCGGTCTCGGTGTGACAGGACTGTCGACCATGCTGCTCAAGCTCGGCATGAGATACAATTCGACCGAGGCACTGGAATTTGTCGACAGCCTGATGAACTTCATCAAGAACTGTGCATACGAATCTAGCATCGAACTGGCAGAGGAGAAGGGTTCATTCCCCATGTTCGACGCAGAGAAATTCCTCAAGGGAGGGTTCGCAAAGACCCTCAAGCCGTCGATCCGCGACGCCATCCGAAAGAAGGGTATCCGCAACTGTGCTCTACTCACCATCGCTCCGGTAGGTACTGGCTCGATCGTCTGTGACGTGGACTCAGGTGTGGAA